GCCGAGCTTCAAGCCGTTGCAGAACAGTTTGAGGAGGTGCTCAGTGCCTAAAGCACCCTTGGAACACTCAATCCTCGGTGCTTCAAGCTGTGAGCGGTGGTGGAATTGCCCCGGAAGTGTTGAGGCAGTTAAGAAGTACAAGAACGAGGAATCGAAGTACGCGGCGGAAGGTACAGTCGCTCACGGCATTATCGCTAATGAGTTAGAAATGATATACCCCCGTAAGCAAATAAGCGGTGTCCTCGGAAAAGCGTTAAGCCCTAAAGTTAGGGAATCTCTTGATAAGAAAATAGGAGACACTGTTATGCAAGGTGATTTTGAAATTGAGATCACCGAGGAAATGGTTGACGCTGTAATGGAATTCCTTCAACTTGTTGCGGAGGAAGCCGACCCCGGGTGCGTCATTAAAATCGAGGAGCGTGTTGACTTATCCAAGGAAAACAAGCACCTATTCGGTACTTCTGACGTTGTTATCATAAAGCCGTTTGAGTGGATTAAGGTCATGGACTTCAAGTATGGCGCGGGTATTAAGGTAAACGCTTGGGAGAACAAGCAAGGGCTTTTCTACCTAACGTGTGCTTGGGAAGGTGAGGACGTGGAGCATGGTGAGGTCATCATCTGCCAACCACGAAAAGAGAATGGTACTTCCCGATACGCTGTGACCCACGAGCAGTACCAGAAGTTTAAGTACGAGCTTATCGTGAGTGCTGATGAAGCATTGAAGAAGAAAGCGGTGCGCGTTGCCGGTGCGTGGTGTAAGAAGTCTTTTTGCCCCGCATTTGCCGATTGCCCTGCTGCCGATAATATGGCTCACGAGATTGTTGCTCGTGACTTCGATAGTCCGATCGCGCCGGATAAGTTGTCTATCAGCAAGATTCAAATGGTGTTGGAGAAGGCTGAGTTTATTACAGCGTGGATGAACGCTGTGAATGCCCGAGCCAAAGAGCTGATGCTCGCGGGCGAGGACATCCCCGGTTTTAAGTTGGTACAAGGGTATGGTCATCGCAAGTGGCAATCAGAAGCATCCGTCGAGGAGGATTTTGCTGACCTCGGGGATAAGTTGTTCGAGAAGCCGAAGTTGAAATCACCGGCGAAGTTGGAGAAACTAATAGGGAAGGATAAGATAGCTGATTATGCTTATAAGCCAGAGACGGCAGTTAAATTAGTCCCTGATTCAGCTAAAGGCGACCCTTTACAAATAAACGTAAAAGCAGACTATGATTAGACAAGGAGAAAAATGAAAAAAGCGATGCTGAGTCAGCCAATGAAAGGGTTGACAGACGAACAAATCGTCGCGGCAAGAGATAAGGCGGTTAAATACCTAGAGGATAAAGGGTATGAGGTCGTCAACACTCTCTTTACCGACGAGTGGTACAAGAAAGAAAACATGAAGGAACGTGGTGTCTTACAGATACCAATATGCTTTTTAGCTAAATCGCTAGAGAGCATGAGCAAGTGTACCTCTGTGTTATTTGTGCCGGGATGGGAAGAAGCAAGAGGTTGTTTGATCGAACACGAAGTAGCTTCAAAGTACGGAATTGAAATTCTGTATCAAGAAGCATAAACCAATCAAAACCAATCAAAGACAGGAGAACAGGAAAATGAACAAATTCACAATCAAAGAAGATGGAGCGATGTTAACCCCGGAATTTAGGGTGTCCTTCCCGAACGTATTCGAGAAGTCACAACTTTCCGGAAAGTACGGATGCGGTTTCATGTTCCCGAAGGCTTCGACGGACATGAAAGTTTTAGAAGCACAAATCCAAACGGTTATCCTTGAGAAATGGGGTAAGAAAATACCTAAGAACCTCGCTTTACCAATTCTCGACGGGGATGAGTCTGATCGTGCAGAGCGAGAAGGGTGCTGGTATCTTAACGCGAAGGCCGGTAAGTACCAGCCGCCGTTAATTGATCGCCAGAAGGAAACCATCGAAGACCCGGAAGAATTTTACGCCGGTTGTTGGGCGCGTGCCGTTATCACTTTTTACACGTATGATCGTAAAGACATCGGCAAAGCGGGTGTTTCTGTAGGGATTCGCTCAATACAGAAACTCAGGGACGACGAACCTCTTGTATCAAGAGTAGTCGCCGAAAACGAGTTCGATGACTTACCAAGTGAAATTGAGGATCTATAATGTATGTTTTCGTAGACTTAGAAACACGGTCACAGATTGACATTAAGAAGTGCGGCTCAGGTGCATATTGCCGAGACCAGTCTACGGAAATCCTATGTTATTGCTATGCTATCGAAGACGGTCCCATCGTGCGCGTCGCGCAAAGTGACGTGACTCCCCTTTTAGAGTTAAAACACGGTGGGGCCATCTTCGTGGCTCACAATGCTGCTTTCGAGTCTGCTATCTTTAACGAGGTAGGACTCGCCGGGGCGAAGTTCATTTGTACTATGGCATTAGCCCAAAGTCATGGACTCCCCGGAAGTCTCGATAGAGCATCAAAAGCTTTGCAGTTGGATTACCAAAAAGACCCTATGGGAATGCGCTTGATTAACCGTTTTTGTTCCCCTAATCGTGACGGAGAGTATCACGAAATGGATGAGCAAGAAATGAAGGAAATGCTTGACTATTGCGCGACTGACGTTGAGGTTGAGAGGGCTATCTTTAATCGCCTTCCTAAACTCAGTGAGTATGAGCAGGGAGTATTTGAATTGACCCAAAAGATTAACGAGCGTGGGATCAAAATTGATCTCGACTTAGCCAAGAGTGCAGCGTATATTTCCGGTGAGTTAACTCACCAAGCAAATCAGCGCCTTAAAGAAATTACGGGGGGAAAGTTTTATTCACTTAAACAAACAGTCCGATTGAAGAATTATCTCAACCACGAGTATGGTCTTGATCTTGAGACTATTTCTAGCCCGGAGTTGCTTGAGAAGCTTCCCTTTATACAGGATGAGGAAGCCCAAGAGATTGTGCAGTTGAGATTAAACTTCGGGAAATCATCAGCAGCTAAATTCGATAAAGCCCGTCATGCCGTCAATGATGACCAAAGGGTGAGGAATTATCTCATCTATCACGGGGCGGGTACAGGGCGGTGGACGAGCCACACGATTCAGCTACAGAATCTTCCGAGAGGGATTGCCGTTGACCCTGATGTGTGCATTCAGCTTATCAAACAGAAAGATGCTTCCTTCTATGGTGCGTTTTATGATGACCCGATAGGAGCATTATCGACGTGTATCCGAGGGTTGTTTGTCGCAGAGGAAGGCAATCTTCTCTACGTTGTGGATTATGCTTCTATCGAAGCCCGCGTTCTCGCGTGGTTAGCCGGGGAGAAGAAAGCGCTTAGGCTCTTTGAAGAAGGCGCTGATGCTTACGTGGAAATGGCAAAGGAAATATATCACGATCCCAACTTGACAAAGAAGGACAAACCTGAGAGACAATTAGGGAAGACAGCGGTGTTGGCTTGTGGGTATGGTATGGGCCCGGACAGATTCTTTGCGACGTGTTCTTCTTTCGGCATCGAAGTCACTCCTGAATTGGCAGAGAAAGCGGTCAGAACCTACCGGCAGAGCAACAAGCAGATCGTGTCTTTCTGGTACGATTTGGAGAGGGCGGCGATGGCTACGTTGAGGACAGGGAAGAATCATAAATGCGGTCCGGTGCGTTTTATGCGAGGTCGGGAATTTTTGTACTGTGAGCTCCCTTCTAAGCGACGTTTGGCTTACTACAAACCGAGAATTGAGGAGAATCAGATAGTTTATTTCACACAAAACTCTCAGACCCATTCCTTCGGCAAGACCCACACCTACGGGGGTAAATTGTGCGAGAACATAACTCAAGCAGTAGCGCGTGACATCATGGCCGATGCTATGTTAAGATTAGAAGAAGCGGACTTCCCTGTTGTACTTAGCGTTCACGATGAGGTTGTCGTGGAAAAAGAGAAGGGCGCGCGGTTTGAGTTGCAAGACATAATAACAATAATGACAACCCTTCCTGAGTGGGCTAAAGGATGCCCGATTGATGCGGAAGGATTCGCGACAGAAAGGTACCGAAAATAATGGTCATCATAACTAAACATATCTACTGCCCTCTTTGCGACGGGATAATGGAGAAGAAGCCTTTTATGTATGGGAGTATGAGGACGACAGCGTATATTTGCACACCCTGTCAAATCTTCACCTTCTCTTTTGACCCGGCATTCAATAAGTGGCGAGACGCGGATAAGTATATTCCCTGTCCTCACTGTCAGCACAAAGAGGTAAGGTGGTTCTCCCGTCATGTTGACCATTATATTAAATTCAAGTGCCCTAAGTGCGGGATCGTTGGCGAGGGCGACTGCAACTCTATGGCTAAGGAAGATGGTACTGTTGATCTGGAATTGATGGAGGGTAGCGAGCAAGTACCGGAAGAAAATCGTGTTCAAGTGCCGATCGATAATCTCCGTATCCCACAGGATATGAAGAACCAACTAAAAGCCAAGATGAGACGCAACAGGGAGAAAAAGAAATGACAAAACAATCGACGTATATAAGGGCGGTAAAGGCTCTGCCTGAATACTTCATTGATGACCAGACGCGGTTAGCGACAGTGGATGATTTTATGATGGTCGTGGCTAACCCTCGCTTTGCCCCAATGTGGTACGATGCTAAGGCAAAGAAGGTAAAATGGCGCGCCTTAGATAGTAAGGATTGCCCTATTTCATTTGATAAAGAAGGCAACTTAATAGTAAAGGAATAATGTCCGGTCTATCCCCCACTCAAAGAACCCTAAGAGAGCTTCGCAACCGAGGAATGATCTGTGGAATTGTCGAGAGATTTAACCGATACGCAGGACCCCACGGGATCCGTCAAGACCTCTTTGGGTTCATTGACATCATAGCCCTTGACCGAAAGGAAGGTATTATAGGAGTGCAAAGCTGCGGGCAAGCCTTCTCTGAGCATTATAAGAAGATAACGATAGAACGTAGCGAAGAATGCCTTGCTTGGATCAGATGCGGGGGTAAAGTTGAACTTTACGGATGGCGTAAACTCAAAGTAAAGCGCGGGGGCGCGGCGATGCGCTGGATTCCTCGTATAAAGAAGATAACAGATGATGATTTCCTATGAGAGATAAACTGGGTCGTTTTGTTAAAGGGAACCAACAACCGAAGGGGTCTGCGCATCCTCAGTGGGTGGAGAAGTGTACTTATAACACCGCGCATTGGTGGATAAACACCCACTTCAAAAGACCTAAAGAGTGCGAACACTGTGGCACAACGACAGCTAAAAAGTATGAGTGGGCTAACATAAGTAAGAAATACAAAAGGGTTAGATCAGATTGGCTCAACTTATGTTGTAGTTGCCACAGAAAATATGATAACTCCGTCGCTAAAACTTGGGCTACCAGACGCAAGATAGGGGGTAAGTGGAATGCTAAAAGGGAGTAATTTCTTCGGAATAGCTATAATTGTTCTGTTCTCAGGTGGTACAATACAACAGGCCTGCCTTCATAACTGGAAGTTGGCGGGGATATACTTATGTAGCGCAATTCTTAATTGGATATTTATATTATGAACGAAGACATTGTAAATGATTGTAGAGAATACGCTAAAGACCCAGCGAAGTGGTACTGGCGCTATATCAAGTATTGCTCTCCTAAGTCCTTCGTGTACTTCTTCAAAAGACGCACAGAGCTGACCGACGAGGAGTTTAACGCGATAGCAAAAGCTGCCAAAGCGGGAACGCTAAAGATCAAAGTCCACGCATAAAAAGAAGCCCAGTCATATTACTACGACTGGGCTCTTTCTCTCTGGGGGAGAATAAATCCTACCCGAACTTAATCCTCGACAATAATCTATTTATAAGTGGTTGAACATTCACGTCTTTGTGTGCGGCAGCAAGTTGAATCTTTAGCTTTGCTACCATCTCAGACATCTCCGGGTCTTTTGAAGCAGCTTCGATCGCCTTGATCGTAGCCCACAAACCCTTATCTGATTTCTTTTTACCCAAAAAGATAAAAGCGTTACTGACAAACAAGATCGCTGCTAACGCCCCTGAGCCGTAAGGCACAGCATCAGCCACATCCTTCGTAATCTGAGTTGCTTCTCTGTATCCTGTTTCCGGGTTGATCGGAGCAGTCGCGTCGATCAGAGAACACCCCGCCATAAACACACAGGCTAAAACAAGTAAAATTAAAAATTGGTTTCTCATAGTCTTCTCCTTAGATTGTTAGTAAGGGAATCAAAACGTAAGTCGCGCCGATCAAAGTCTCCTCTGTTCGTGCTGATGAGGTCTGATTCCAAGTGCCAGCCACTATGCTAGTCGCTGTGCATACCAGTATATGTAAAAGCAGCATAGTCCACGCACCGTATAATACAAATAATGGCGTGAAGCATACTGCTGCTGACGCTCCTGCTATAGCGCGCTTCCTAATCTTTTCGCTTGTAGTGTTTCCCCCGTATCCTATACTCAAGGCCCCAAATAACAGCGGCACACAGAGCAAGGACCAAGCATTGAAGGTATCCGTCCATAATGTAAACCCCGCTATCGCCACGCCTAAAAGACAAGGCATAACATACCGTCGCTTCCACTTCCCATTCATACCGCCAAGTCCGTAGAGAAGCCCACAGACAGCGACGACGATTAGTTTAAGAAATGCTATCAGTTGTAGTGTTGTTTCGCTCATTATTTAGCCTTTCCGTTCCTGTTAGCAGTTATAAAATCATCTATCCTTGTTGTTAAGTGGTTTATGTTACTGCTCATGCCATCAAATCTTGTATTTAAGTTTCTCTCGAAGCGATCTAAAGCCCCGACTGTCACATAATTTTCGTGTTTAATCCCGACTTCTAGCGCTACTGCGTCTATCGCGTGTTCGCATCTTTTAACCCTAGCACTAATACCTCTTTTGCAGTCGTTCATAAGAAGCCAAACGGCCCCAAAGATAGTAGCACTCACCGCAGCTACGATACTAATTAGCTCCCATTCGTTCATTAGAATCTCCTAAAGGTCATGTTGGCTGTTTCGTTTACCCATTGATGCGTTATGCAGCGACTATCCATAACCTCAGTACAGTGGAGAATCTTTCCTTCCTCTTGAAGCTGTTTATCTATCTCGGTCATACCAGATTCGTAAAGAGTGGTACATCCTGCTAAGACGAGCGCGAGCATGGAAGTATACATAACTGTTTTTAAGGTTTCGCTCTTTATTTTTTTATCTCGTCTTAGCATTATTCTTGTTCCCTTATAAGGCAAGCCCGTGTCTGGGCCCCTTCATTATAAATAGCGGCGAGCCGCCAACCTTTATTCAAGAACTCGTCGAGAGCCGCCTTTGTTTCGGGTCTTGTCATGCCGTCAATGTTAATTATCTTACTGTACCTCTTAATTACAGAGGATGGTGTCGGGTCTAGTGTTCCGGCCATTATGCAGATACCCCCAGTACGTGAACCGTTACATCCCCGGAAGAAGGAGACGAAGCACACGACGCTATCAATCTCCAATAAGGAAAATAACTTTCACAGGTTTGATAATCATTTGTGTTTGCTGGAACGTCCCACTCTGCCCCTACATCAAAGTTGTTGGAGAAGTCCGGGTGCATAGAGGCTTGGCACTGGAACGTAACGGCTTGATCCAGCTTATTCTCGATGATGATAGTCTTAACAACAAAAGAACCATTGAATACTGTAGCGCCTGTATGGTCACTCGTATCCCTGATCTCCAACTCATCAAAGGTTTTCTCTGACAGCACGCTCATTATGTTATCCTCTCTCTGAACAAGGTAAGATGTTTTACAGTAGGCAGCGGTGTCCCAGAAGCCTTCGCTAATATACGGAAACCAGTAGTATATCCGACTGGAATGTTGGGGCTATACCGGAAGTTCTTGTTAGCGGTCTCAGCCCAGAAAGGAACATTGGTAGCGTTGGACAATCCTATTGCCGCTAATTCTGCCATTGTAATTCTAATCCGTTCTACCCCGTCAACTTCAATGGTTATCTCAAAGCTAGCATTAGAACCAGTAATAGCAACAAAGTCCAGCGTTCCCGTTCCCGTCTCACTGTGGAGAACAGTATCGGTTGTTACATTAAGCAAATCCCCAACCGCATCAAAGTCTGTTTTCATCTGATACTTTGTTGCCGATTCACTGTCGCTGACTATAACGGTACTGCCGTCTATGTTGCAATCAAGACGTTCCTTCACCCCGTCGGTAGTGACCGTTATAGCCTTCGTACCGTCTTCATTATAGAGAGTTATATTCTCTGTTATTGTTAGATCGTCACCGGCCATTAAATATCCTCGGCATCCTCTGTTTTCAATCGGTTAAGTAATTCTTTCTGATCGTCAGAGATTTTCTGCAACAGCTCAACTTGTACCTTAGTGTGATTCATAAGCACGTCGAGCTTGTTACACAGGAGTACAAGAAGTTGGACACCGAGTTCTTCGGCATTTCCCTTCCTGTACTCCAATTTATTTTCTTTAGGTTTAGGATTTTGGTCTTGTTTTGGTATGGTCTCTTTCTCACTCATGGTTTATATATCCTCTCCTGAGATTGTTGAATACATGAACAGCGATCCCAATGAACGCTGCGTCCTGATTAGACGCACTGTTCCAGTACCCGTTGCCGGGACAGGAATAGCAGGGATGAACTCATGCGGCAGAGTCGCTTCCCTCTCTTTGAACAGCACATACTTACTTACAAGCGAAGCCACAGGCCCGACTTGTACTTCAACTTTCTGTCTGCCCGCGCCGGCAATCGACACTTGGCTCAACAAGAAAGTCGTGTTAGCCACGGTGTAATCGTGGTTGCTCGTTGCATCTTTGGCTGTTGCTGCTGACTTATCGTGGTCGTGTACTTCCGAACCACTTGAAGCAACCGCCGGCACTGTGTTGATCGAACCATTAGCGTTGACGAGCATTATTTCGGTGCCATCGCCAATCCTCACAGAATCACCAATCGTAACGTGATCCAATGCTCGGATGTCCAAATCAATCGCGTCAACCGTGATAGAGTTTCCGCCATCAGCGATATTCACGTCGTTAGTGATACCCGTTAAGGTAGTCACTGTTCCAACATCAACAGTACCGTCCACTGTGATGGAGTTTCCGCCATCATCAATGCTTACATCGTTTGTGATACCCGTTAAGGTTGTCACAGTCCCGATGTCCCAAGAACCTCTCTGCTCTGCTGCGGTGATAACAATACGGTCAGCGGTCATCCTTGCAAGCGCGATAGATCCTTCCGGTGCAGAGTCAGGAGAAACCTCATCTACAAGGAAACCCTGCGCGTTTACTTTGTCCGAACCGAGGTTCCACGCAACTTCGTCAACATACGCGGTTTCAAGGGTCACTACTGCATTTACATCCAACACACCGCCTGTTACTGATAATGGGTTTGTGCCGTCAGACAAGACATGATAAAACGGATTACTCGCAGTATTATCTGCCTCTGTTGGCGACACACCTGTTCTCAAATTGTCGTCAGCCATTTGTTCCTCCTTGTTAAATTACTGTTGTTATATCGATAATTTCCTGCTCGCTGTATCTCTCAAGCGTACCTTTACGCCTTTTCAATTCAGCGATCTCCCGTTTTAGTCTTATCTTGTCTCGTTCTATCTTTTTGATCTGACCATCGATGAATCTCTTTAACTCTGCTTCAAGTCTCGATAGCTGATACTCTTTCTCAGCAAGCTGCTCGTCAAATTCTAAACGGTGTTCCTCAACCGTCGTATGTATATTCAAAGCTATTGCTGTACCCGGGCTGTCACTCATTAAACTCCTCCATATATAGTGCCTTCAAAAGCTTCTAACTTTCCGGTATTACGATGCTCAACTTGCAATCGAACTGAATGCCCCAGACTTAAAGAAAAAGGGGCGCTCGTAAAATCAAAGAGGGCTGTCTTATTCATTATAGCCCGTCGGGTGTCTATATCAACGAAACCGCTCCCCGTGTCTACTTGTAAATAATATATCCCTGCGATCGATCCCGATGCAGAAATCTTCATTAACGCTTCAAAAGACTCTGCAACAAAAGCTTGAGTCACTATCGTAGTGCGCGTGTTATCAGCAACGGACGTGATCTTAGCCGTAGTGTGAAAAGTAATCTCAACCGTACTCTGAATGTCAACAGGAATGCTCGCTAATTTACTGAGCGGAACACTCCCCAAGATACTAAGAGAACCTCCGCGAATGCGCATCTCAACGTCGGTGTCATTAGTGTCATTCGTGTTCTCAAAATACACACCTAAATTATAATTTTCAATGAGCGAGTATTCTTGGTCTATCATTACGTGAAGCGTGACCACCTCATCCAAGAAGTTGACCTGAAATATCGCCCGGTCATCCGTGTACCTTATAGAGTACGCGGCGTTCTTTGTGGTTGGTACAAAAGTCTTATCGTGATTGAAGACTGTTACCTCAACCTTACTGTCTACGCCGGCCCTGCGGGAGACTACATAAAAAGTACCCCCGGACATTTCAAAGAACAGACCATTTACTTCTGCTGCGTCCATCACTCCCCATCGACGCGTATTCCCATCGACGGGGTCGTTTCCGTAGATACCGGTGGAGAATTGAAACGCTTCCCCAAAGGTGAAAATCCCCTGTTCTACGGTTACAATTTTCACAGCACTGGAAGCCGCCGCCCCTGTCTTTAGGGAAGCGACTCCCAGCCCTATTGTATTCGTTCCGGAACCAACAATCGTTTCTGTCCATACATCCGTATCAAGGACTACACCAGAAAAGTCTCCTTCTAATAGAGTCTCCGGTATAGCCGTTCTCAACGCGCCTGTAGGTGAAACCTGAGCTTCCGCAGAACTTCCGGGGTCATATATTCGACTACGCGCCGCCTTATGGCGCTGTGGGCGTGGATCGATAGCCATGTTCCCCTTACGTTAGCTTTAGTTGCTTACGGATTTTATCTTTATACTCCGCTTTCTCCTTCGCAAGAGCAGCGTTTTGATTCCTAATGTCCTGACGATCGTTGTCGATACCCAACTGGTCAGAAGCTTTCTGCTTTTCCCACTTCACCTTATCCTCGGCAAAAGCTTTCTGTTGACGTTCAAGATCCTCTCTACCCTCAGAGACTTCCTTCTGTAATGAAAGAAGGTTCTCCTTGCGAGCTTCCTGCTCGTTCTTAGCCGCTTCCCCTTGCTCGACAGAAGCGACAGCAGCTTCGCGTTCTTTTACCGACGCTTCGGATTCAGCAAGCTGCTTAGCCTGTGCATCCACTTCCTCGTTTGCCTGATCGATCTTGGCTACAGAAGATTGGATATTGGCAACTAAGTCCTTTGCCGCTTCTCTTAATTTCTCCATCACGATCCCCCTTATGTTATTTCAACAGCCTTCTCTAATTTCTCCATCATCTGATCCAGAACATCAGCCACTTCATCATTGTTCGGCCAGTTCTGATTTCCTCTGATGGAATTTTTTATCATATCAATATCAGTCTTACTCCCCTGAAAGATTCCCTTCTCCTTCGCTACTTCTAACGCCTTTGTTATTTTCCTGAAACCCTTCATAGCGTCGTATCCGCATCGTGGATTCGCGCCAGTGATCGCTGCTTGTGCTGCTAAAACAAAAACCTCAGCCCCGCTTCTTTCGCGGAACCCTCTTGCATCAACTTCTTTTCCACATTGGGCCATCAAGAACCCGCCGTTTGGTGTTAACTTACTGGTGTCTAAATCTAATCCGATTTGGTATTGTTTACTCATGGTCTCGTCTTTCCTTTCGTGTTATTCGATTACACCTCTTGCGCGAAGGTCGGCTTCAATGATTCCCATTTGCTCATTGGTACTCAAATTCTGCCAAACTTTACCCTTGTTATCCTTCTTGTTCTTTTTCTCCGCTGCTTTTTTCTCAGCGAACTCCTGTGTTACGACTCTGGTTACGGTCATAGTTTTATCCCCATATTAAGGTTGCCGCGTGGACACGCCATTGAACCTCGTTGGCTGATTCTAATTTATAAACTATCTCTGCAAGATCAACCCCCGGGTCTGGCTGACCCGAAACATCCGTTGTTGCCGTTATGATTCTCCTAGAGGCGCCGCTTGTGGCGCTCAGTGTTGCAACGGTAAAGGTTGTTCCGCCGTCCCGGGAAACTTCCAGCGTTACGTCGGTATTAAGGAGAACCGTTGGGTCTATGTCTTCGAGATCAAAGGACGAGACAATATTATCCGGAGCACCCCCGACAACTGCGTTATCGACTGATTGGAGCAACATCGCTGGTCCTGCTGCTGCTATTGGAGATGGAGCCGCTACCGGTATAGTAATAGTATCTGTTAACCCTATATTCGGCGCTCCGGCAAATACCGTATTTGATTGCGATATTCTGATGCCGTCCATCTGCCCATCAAAGAAGTCAGAACTAATTCCGGTTGCACCTATGTAGAGATTACTACCCGGGAATCTTGCTACCGCTGCGCTTTGCCCATACCCGTATTGCGTTCCGTCTAGGTATACCCCGTAATCGGCTCCAACTGGCGATTCACTCCCTTTCTTTATTAGGGCCACATGATGCCAATTTGTATCGGTAATCTCGGCTCCCGCCGCGACTACAGAGATTATATTCACGCTTGCAACAACAACAGAGAATTGAATGCCTACAGTATCTCGGTGTCGGAAATGCCATCTATCTGATCCGGGAGCTATATCTTGGACAATATACTCCTCATTCCCTGTATGGTCTGTATGCTTAACCCAAAGATCCATTGTCCAGTCTTCTTTAGGATCTGCAGCAACATCCCAATCTCTCGAATCAGCAAAAGATAAGAAGCTACTTGATCCATCAAAGGAATACGAGGCCGTTCCCCATTTTGGAGTTGTGGTAGTAAGACTCGTATAGTGCATCTGATGATAGTTGGGGCCTTCATCCGCTACATTGAAGTTGAGCAGCAATACTGAATTGGCATCTGCTACTGCTGCCACCGTCGGTACTGTGATCGTGTCCGTTAAGCCAACATTCGGCGCTGCTGTAAACAGATTAGCTGCGTTGAAATGAATATCGTCGAGATTCCCGCTAAAGTAATCGCTACCGTGAAAACCTATATATAGTGTTCCGGTAAAAGCGTACCCCAGCCCAAGCGTAGCAAAGGCTTCTTGTACTCCATCGGTGTATAACCCAACATCAGCACCGACTTTGCACATTGTAATATAATGCCACGCTTCATCTGCAATCGCCCCTCCGGTAAGATTAAGAACTGATCCGCCACCGGAAACAATCTGGCATCTTGTTCCTACTGCGTCTTGGTGGCCAATCCACCAGTTATTGCTTGAATCTTGCCAATGATTTATGATTCCTTGCGTTCCCGCTATCTGAGCAAACTTAGCCCAAAAACCTATTGTTTGATCGCCAACTAGGCTACCGAACACATCCCAATCTGCGCTATTAGGTATTTGTAGACTCTGCGCTGTTCCATCAAATATACCGCAAGCATTTCCAAATTCACTCGTCATATATGAAGCGCTACTTGACAAGTTTACCGCTCCGGTTGCACTTGAATCATCAAAAGTATTCTCCATGTGAAGCAACAAAGTTGTGTTGACATCGGGAGTATGCGCTGCTGTTGGTACTGTGATCTGCGGGCCTCCCATATCATAATAACCAGCAACCCCAGCATCTCTTATCTGAGCAACTTGTGATGCTGACAATACTGTATTGTTGTAGTATCGAACATCTTCAGCGCGGCCATTAAAGTGATTCCCGTCAACTCCATTTGCCGCCGTACATCCCAGCCTTCCATTATCAATAAGCGGGAGAGCGGATAACCAATCCCCAGCCGTTCCTGTTCCTAGTAATGTTGTAAACCATCCGGAAGATACCGTTACATCAACTCCATTCTTATATAACAATACTGTTGAGCCATTACAAACAGCGGCCCAATGTTCCCATACATTCGCTGATGATGATTGTGGAGTAGCCGTAGACCAAACAGAATAATTCGCTCCGTCTTTATGAACATACAATCGTATGCCGTCGTTAGTTGCTCCGAATGAGAAGAATTGAGATGTTCCGGAATCCGCTATGCCAAATACATCATGCGATCCGCCTTGCGATGGCCGGTTGATCCAAAACATTACCGTTCCGGTTGTATCTGATGCGATCCCGGCAACGACGCTATCTATATTTACTTGGATAGGCGATCCGAATTGGAGTGACTTATTAACCTTCCCGGGTTTGTCATAAAGATCAGTATTTGCCCAGAAGGTTCCGTCATTCCCACCAGAACCAAAATCAACAACAACATTGTTGGCTGCGCTATCATTAAGTGGGTACCAGCAATAAGGCGCTGGGATCGGAGCTGCGCTAAAAGGATTGCCCATATAAATCCTAAACTCGTCCATATATCCTTCAAGCGGATTAGATGGCCTAGCTCCGATAAGAAGGGATCCGCCGGTGCTCGTCATATCTTGTACGGTGTTGGTCAGTAAACCAACTTGATACCCGTCAAGATAAATATAGTGATCCGTTCCCTCTCGGCCCATAGCGATATGGTGCCAATCATTATCTCTAATACATTCTCTGTAAGACCTAGTAGTTACATCAATTCCAGCGCCACCAGAATCATCTGTTGTAAATCTTAATTCACCTAAATTATTTATAAATCCGTAAATATCATCGGTCGACGATACATTATTCTTTGAGAAAAACCAATCATAATTTGAGGTATCTAAAACTCTGTCTAACTTAACCCAGAAATCGAAACATACATCAGCTGTGCCAAACGCCCAAGCTGCGTCATCTCCATAATTAAGATACCCAGAGCCTCCTACCGGGTTGTAAAAAGCATGATCCCCCCACTTAGAATGATTGGCTACTTGATAAGGAGTCGCGTTTGCTACTGAAACAATATGATCCTGTCCGCTTATATCAGCAATATCTTTTTGGCCGTTATATCCATCTCCGTTAATAAGTAATTTTGTGTCCGCTGCCAGTGCTGGGGGTATTGTTCGGTAGCTACCCGTTTCAAATGTTGCGTCTGCTGTGACTCCGAGATCAATTCCGGTTTGATCGTTGTATGTATCGATTATCCCATCGCTCAATCCGCCGGGACCGACACCCTCTAATACCGCAATTTTCATAGCGTTGAGGATGATGTTGTTAAGGATGAAGGGCGCAGTTTCGATATTGCCGGTAGGATTGATGATTGTAAAGTCATCGATAGCTGTTGTCAGATTTGCTTCAAGGTCAAAAGCTCCTACGGCCGCGGCTGCCCTAGCCACCATAATCTTCCCTTCATCTGCTGGGAAGGAAGGCGTTGGGAGGTTTACCGAGGCTGCTGAGGCCGCGGCTTTGGCTGCCCAATGGAGTGCTGAATAGTCTGTTGCCCCGTCCCCACCGTCAATGACAGGGATGAGTGAATCTTCTGCATAGGTAGCCCAATGCGTCGCTGCTACAGCCCAAGATAGCGATGAGTAATCATCTACCAAATCGCCGCCGGCTGCTGCGGATATTAAACTACCATAAGCTTTGTTAGCCCATTCAGCTGAGTATCCAACTTCCAGAGCCGCTAGGGCTACTTCGGCTTGACATAAAACAACTTCTGCTTGACATAACGCAACTTCTGCTTGTGCGAGGACAACTTCTGCGGCGGCATCAGAAGCGCTCGATGCGCTTGCTACTGCGCTCGCTGCTGCCGCTGCTGCACTCGCGGCTGCCTCTACTGCGCTCGCTGCTGCCGCTGCTGCATTCGCGGCACCGACGAGAGAAGGGTCTATATTTATAAGGTCGTCGGCGGCAGGATTCCAACCAAGAATCCAGTCAGCAGTAGGGTCAGGGAGAGTCACTGAATCCAGAGCGGATGTTTCAGAAAGGGTGACAGCGCGATCGAGATTATCTTTTAGCTGTTGAATCTGGATAGCCAAAATGTCATAAGCCTTCTCGACAACAGGCTCAGAGAATCCGCCGCCTTTAGGAATATCGGTCTGCTGTTCGTACTCAGCGTTGCCGATCATAAGAACTATATAATCTACCGTAGGCGGAGTAAGAAAGGAAATAGTGCCAGTCTCAGCTTCACTATCAAACGTGACGGTATAATCAGTCGTGATTGTCTGTAATACAGACACATCCAACAAATCTCTGAGATATACCTTAACTTCGGTTTCTTTGAATACCTTGAAATCGAAATCGAAGTCGGTTAGTATCCCGTCAGCGGTTAACTCAACACGTCTTGGTTTTATTGAAACTTTTGTGACTGTCATAAGATTATCTCCTTACCTTCGGAATAAGTTTCCTGTTCTATTATTACTCCCTTTGTTCTTAAATTCAAGTGATTCTACAGATTCTCCCATAATGACTGAAAGCGCCTGTAACGGTGTTAACTCTCCTTGTGAGAATTTTATCGCTGCTTGCATCCCGTCATAGGCAATCCCGGGTATCGGCAGAGTTAAAGCGGATGCTTCTTCTCCTAGCTCAATCCACGCATTAGCGAGATCAGCTACATCATAATACCCTTCTCCCATCGCTTTAGCCATTTTCTTTTTAATTTGTTTTGTCGCATTCACGATCTTGTCAGAAGCCCCCGCTAGTGTGCTACCGGCCCCGAAAGAGTGGACATCCATAGCCACCGAAATAAGACCCTCGATTATATCAGGAATAACAAATCCGGCTGTCAGGGGCCCGATAACAATATCCTTCGCTAATTCATCCGCTTCAAAGTCCCCTCCGCGTATCAAGGCTTTAAGCATCCAACGCATCGTCGGCATCAGCACATGGAACACAATCATCGTATCCAAGAGCTTTTTAAGACCAATCCTGCCTTTCAAATAATCATCCCACGTTTTCGTATAGATCCTCACGTACTGTATAACTGCGCTCTGAAAATGGGATAGCAACCGCGCTGTCTGACCGGCTTGAAACGGGGAAAGCTGCGTACCAACCGCAGACTGCTGAGTGTCAACAAGGTGCTGGTCAAATCTACGAAACGCTTCGTTAATATCTCCTGTCTCATTATAAACTTTTCTAAAAATAACCCATCCGGAAATTCCCGCGCCAACTCTGTTGCCGGCTCGGACAAAAGCAAAAGCTTTAGGCGTGACCCACTTACGGAACCTATCAACTTTCGTTTTATCTTTCCTCTTAATATGCTCGATGGCGTCCCGCATTTCGATCATCAGGTCGCGATAACGAAACTTCATCATCGGCGCTTTAGCCAATATCTCTAATGTGCCGCTAGGGTCGCTCATAAATTCAGCAAAACCCGCCATCCAATCGCCCCACGTAACATCCTTCTCCGTTAGCGCCATCCACATCGAGGAAGTCTGCATAACAGCTTTGCTCGGCTCGCCGAGGTAGGCGATAGAAATGTTTGACCTCATTGTGTTGAACAACCCTAGACTAAATTCGTTCATCGATCGCCCGCGAGACATAATGAAGTCAGCCATCTTCCTCATATTCTTATAGAAATCGCCGTCTCTTACTGTCCCTCCCGCCAACTCTACCCCGTCGGTAGTTCGGTTTATAGCTTGTCGGACTTCCTTATTGCGGATCACACTGATGAGGTCTTTCATCGGGAGAGCAAAAGCATTGAAGTGAGCCATTTCCTGAACGAAGTATTGGAAGATTTCAATATCTCCTACTTGCCTAAATGCCGCGCTCGCCCCCGGCGTTCTCAGCTTCGTTGCTCTCGGGGTTGTCTGTATCAAATCATTGAAATCATCCAACGCGGAAAATACTTCCGACTCAATGCCAACGTCCCTATGCCAAGGAATGTAATCCTCGACGCGTGGTAAATCCGTTCCCATATACATCCGGTAGACAGGGTTTATAATAGAGTAGACCGTATTGTAGAGAGCGCGCTGAGACTGAGCAAATTCCACGTGTGCTTCATTACTCTCAAACTGCTCCATCATTTGCTGCCAATGCTCTAGCGGAATCGCGTTCCCTCTAACTTGCGAAAGATCAACGTCTTCGTCCCCGTCTTGAAAGGCCTTTTCTTCGAGGTCGTTTCTTGCGTTCTCTCCGGTAAACTGCTCAACCATTTCAGGAAGCTCGTTTCCGTTCTTATCGTGAGTGACCATCCACCAATACGAAACGTCGGCTTTGGATAAAAGAAGCCTGCCTTTCGACCCGTCATTAAATTCAATATCCTCCCCAGAATCATAGCCCTTACCTTCGGTAAACCAATCAGCTTTCCACTTAGCGTATTCCTTATTATCTTTAAGACCAAAGGCGCGTTTGGTTATATTCTCAAGCGCGTTCATATAAAGGTAATTGAACGAAGCTTCTTTACGTGGTGCTTCATCCAAAGCCGCAATCTTCTTACCAAGAGTAGAGGTATCGATATCCTTCGTTCCAATCAAACTTCTAAGCATACTAGACAGATTGCTCGTCGAGTAGTGAGTAAATGTCCTCAGCCACTTAGGTACAAATTTAGGTGCCTTCTTGGTCATCTGGTCAATAGTTGAAGCGCGTTCCTGTTCTCGTTGTTCCTTTAATTGCTGTTGCTTTATCTTCTGCCCCATTTTAAGGGTTTGAACTTTATCCTGCACGTATTTAAGAGCAGTCATCAATTCTTCTTCGCTCTTAACATCAAGCCCCGCGAGGTTTTGGAGAACTTCCATTTCAAAATTCAACCGGTCTACATCAATCTCGCCGGCAACAGCATTATCTGTCCCCACCGCATTGAAATAGTTCTTCAACAACGTCTGTTTCTGTCGGAGAAGTTGAGCCGCAGTCTGCCCGTCAATCTTGCTGACCCGTATTAGCTCATTAGCGACATCCTGCAAAGACGCGGACTTTAAGACCCCGACAGATTTTCCACCCTTTACTTTAGGGGCGACTTTCCCGAGAACCCTATTTATCTGGTTAAGCAACGCCGGTTTAACAATAGCCAATCTTTCTTGATCGACCTCAGCCAAAAATTTATCAAGAGTGTTCTGTGTGACTTTTGCCACACGGGTCACAAACTTCTTAGGTACGGCTCTGCCCTTAAATGAATCACGAACATACGCCGCTAAACGATTCCGCGCCGAACTAAGGTCGTTCTTCTCTGTCCTGAACTGCTCTTTAAGCGCCGCCCTCTCTAAGCGCGCAGCCACCACCTCAGCTAAATTCTTTAATGCCGATATTTTCTGGCCCTTGGAAGCGACAACTTTCTTCGCCAAATCTTCTCTTTGCGCGGTCGGCAATAACTCAATCTCGTCTAACAATTCTCCGGACTTCTCGCCTAGACTATCCAACTTTTTATTCTGCGCTTTAGTGGACTTACCCGCGTCTTTCCGTTCTTGAAGCTCTTTGAGAATAGCGGCTTTCTGTGACTCTATTAAGTCAAGCTCCTGATTGATCTGCGCTTCCCTGCCTTCGCGTAATACCTTTAATTCTTGTTTGTCGGTCTTTGATAACGCTACCTGACCTTCAAGAGTAAGACCCATTTCATCTGCGATCTGCAACATCTTTTGCTTAACTTCCTCTTGATTCTCTGTCAGAGCCTTCCCTTCCTTGACATTCTTTAGAACAGCTTCTATCTGCTTCGTTGTGACCCCTTCCAACCCATCAGGCATACCCGGGTTAACATTCGCTACGATATTACCCTCCCCGTCTTTAATCTGTTGAGACCCTAGATCGTGGGACGCGACAAATTGAGATACCTTTTCTAAAGCTTCTATTTCTGTGACAGGCTTCTCGTCTGCTGGCTTCAATACTTGAGAAGCCTCTGCTTGCTCGTCGGGGGTAAGAGGTACCTTAGTCTGTGCGGCTAATTGCTCCGCCGCATCAATTCTTTTCTGTTCCTCGATCAACGCATCCGGGTCGCTGTCAAGGTAGGTGTCAATGCCCTTGGCTTTCTGACGCGCCGCAATTCTCTTATTCAACTCAACCAAAGCTTCACTCGCGTTAATCTCACCCGTAGAAATCTTATTTACAATATCTAAATCACTCTCAGTAGCCCCTAGCCCTTCGCGCAAAACATTCTCTAATATACTTGAGCCCTCAGAGATTGATTTCATTATAATGTGATGGCGGGATTGCTTAGGAATCTCTATCTCACGTAGAGCTTTATCCATCCGGTTATACGCAAACTGAACAGAAGTTGCACCGGCAGCGCCCCCGCCGACAAAACCTAGTGCCGCCTCAAAAGAGGCTTCCTTTAATATCTGCCCTAGCGTACGATCTTCTGCTCCGAAAGCTTGCTCAACTCCTGATTCAAAGGTACTCTGAGAAAATTCTTCGATAGCATTTGTGATAGCAGAATCCCCGGCTAAAGCCAAACGCGAAGAATACTTCTTAAACAAAAGGCTGATAGACATTTTCTCTAGCTGAGATACCCCCACGCCTATGGTAGAACCAAAGCCTAAAGCCGGTACAAAGTCAGCTCCCCGAGCAGTTTGCTCTAAATACTGATTCGCCCCCGCGTGACCCCCGATCGCCCACATAGCTAACTGAGGGTTAACCGAAGCCAAAAGAGCCGAGGTAGAGATACTCCCGAAAGCCCCTCCAATTTGCATCAAAAGAGGATGGTCTGCATCTGCGGATAAGCTTTGCTGAAAGCCCTTGGCATTAGCGTACCCGTAAAAACTTAACGCTCTCATCCGCTTCCCTACCCTCTCCGCGATATTAGCGTCGGGGGAAGGAAACAAATCCGCTGTATCCGCCACATCCCCCGGTCCTTTAATCGGGGGTTCTAAGCCCATAGCTTCGGCGTTTTGCTGGTACACCAAAGGATCGTCTAGGTAAAGCATCCCCGCCACCGCGGCACCTAATACAGAAGCAACGCCCTCTTTTAACTTCTCAGGGCTTGAGAAACTTTCAATGATATTCCCTAGAGTGCTCGTAACACCTAGAACGGTCGTATTGGCGATGTCAGGAACGTAATTCAATATCCCCGCCGCCGGCTCGGCAGCCCAATCTAAAACAGGAACATCCCCCTTCACCATACCCTCTAGTGCTTTCTCGTACCATAGGTCGTAGCTCTTTCGTTCGATCTCTTGGTCGTTTCCAAATAGCTGTAGCTGGTCAAGACTCATCAAATCAGGAGACAGCCCTAGCGTTGGCTCCGCCGTACCAAACTCCTGTGGCGTTGCCTCGAAAGCTGCTTCAACTTGGTCTAACCTTAATTCAGCCATCTTACCTCTCCATATTCATTGTTGTTACATCCACGACGGGCATACCTTCTTGGTCAAAATCCACAACCTTAAAATTTCCCGCCTTTGTTCTTACCACCTTGCTATCAATAATATCCACTGGATAACCCATCTCACTTAAAGTGGCTACAATCTTACCCCTCTTAAACAGAACTTCAACCGCTTCGTCGCTTAGCATATCTATATTATCCGAGGGCAACGTCTCGTATACTTCCCTTAAAGCGTTCACCTTCCACTCATTTGATTTCTCTTTATGGTCTTTGTAAAAACTCTTAACTTTTCGCTTCATGGATCCGTCTGGGTCTAGCCTATTATTCTTGAACTCCGTACCTTGGAGAGCTACCTTAGACCAGAACATCCACTTATTATAATTCTTAGCGGAGACCTTACCCTCTTTGGCTCGTTTGACGACATCCCTCTGGAAAGTGAGAAAGTCGCTCAAGTACGCTGACCTATCAGCGGTGATAGCGCCGTTCTCTTTGCTTACCAAGGCTTCATACTGCGCGTGCAAACCGCTCTCGGTATTGGTATCCCCCGTAGCCCTCAATAAAATCTGCTCCATCTTAATATCACGAATATCAGCCAACACTTCCGCATACTGTGTAAGGACTTGCTTTTGAGCGGGATCGGTAGCCGAAGCCGCTTGCGCGGAAACACCTAAAACACGATCATCTAACTGAGAAGCTGTCATTTCGTCGGCGATAACGCCTTCCTGTGCTTCAATAACATCCACACTCGCCGCACTTACGGTCTCAAAAAACCTTTTCGACTTCGCACCCTTCTGCATCTTAATGAAATTACCCTCGACTGTACGGCGGGTCTTCTCGCTAGGCTCCTCTCTACTTTGAATGAAATCCTGAGCGTCAAAGAAACGACCTTCTTCCATCAGCGTGGTCGCCCGCGCGCGGAACATCGCGTCCTGAGCAGTCCTGAAATTCTTAACCCCTTCTTCCGGTCCCCACGCTCTCTTGTAATTCTCCTCGGTAAAAGTATCATCCGAAAGCATGATCTCATATTCGTCATCCGTCGCGCCCTGCATAACCGTATCAACATTCATCTGCTGGACATCGACAAGAAATTGCTGATCCATAGCCGAAGTCCGGTTAATCTCCCACTTCTTATTAGTGACTGACTGTTGAGCCATCAGCCCATCAATATCAGCGCCTATGTCATTCCTCAATCCTCCGCCCTTGACTGTCGAGAGAACTTCATCTTTAAGCTCTTGGTTCTTTTGGGTAAGAGTGTTATACCCTTCCTCTGGATTCTCCGCGAATCCCTTCTGAATTTCTTGGGCGGCCACCGCGCTCTTATTAAGGTACTCAGCTTTCTTGCTTGCCCTCTCAGACCTATCCGTACTGGCTTTCTGCTCCTTATACACAGTAGCCGCTACTTGCTGAAACTGACCGGCCATCTTAGCGATAGCCCTTGCTTCATCAGCACTGGACGTATCCAGAGTATTTGTCCCCAGTTTAGAGGACACTAATTTATTTCTGAAATGTCTCGGGACTCTAGCCATTATGCAAATACCCCCGCTGTTTGAGCTGCTGTGCCGGCGGCTTGCGTAAACCCGGATAATACCGCCGCTCGCCCTTTGTTTTCACTAATGACGGCTTCCGTAAACCCGAACTTTGTCTCGGCAGTACCTCGTCGTCTTACAGCTGCGATCTCCATATTAAATTGACGCGTGGTGTCTTCCAGTACCGCTAAAACAGAACCAGCCCCCGGCGTTACACGAATACCGTTAGCGGCAAAAGCTACCCGCTGTGTGGCGAGCATCCGATCACGTTGTTCCTCTCGGCGTACCGCTTCTTCCTCAGCTTCGACAGCTGCTAACCTAGCTTGATCGCGCTGTTGGTCGGCTTGCTTCTCCAACGCGTCTTGCTGAGCGAACCCCGCGGAAATTGACCCAAAGGCTGACATAGCCCCCATCCCGATAACAAGCATTGTCATCGGATCACGGCAAATATTTTCGTGTGGTGCTCTCATTTCTCGTCTCCTGAAATTATGGAGTACATATAAAAATCTTCTCCCTTTGTATTATAATGCCTCAAGGTTCCTTCTCTCTTAAATCCAAACAGCTCTAAGAACCGGCTATACTTTTCATCATTTGCATTACACGTCGCCTGAATCCTGTGATGGAACATCAAGATGCGGTTAAGGTCCGTCTTAATCGCCCGGCAGACCTCGATCGTGTAATAGACCCACCCTTTTCCCGGGAGAATAAAAACCTCCCCGATACCAATACCCACAGGAACAACGCCAATTATCATAATAGGGAAGCCGTCGGGATTGCATATCGTTTTCATATAAGGTGAATCAGCCAATCTATAAAGAGCAGATTCGGGGATACGGCCTATATCGCCGAACATAAATTTCTCGACCTCTAAATCCAAATAATGTTTCACGTGAAACGCTTTGGTCTTTATCATTCTTCCCCTATGTCTATATCCAAAACCAAAGTATTAACCTTAGAAGGCATAGGAACGTCTTGCACTAAAACAAACTGCTTCGATTCTTCCCACTGGTCATCAAGGATGACTTCACGATAACCGGTCACTGGCTGTGACGGCCGATCAGTAAGCTGCCCTATCTCAGCCGTTAACACCGTGTCCAGATTATATAAATTCGGGCCATACTTCGTGTAGAAAGATTGGTAAAACAATAGGTTAGCCCGGACGATATTCTGCTTCCTCCCCGCCGAGGTTTCCCCGCTCCCATTCAATACTAAGAACAGCGAGGAGTATACTCCTTTATAAACGTACCCGAAAGTCACAACAGCTACTTGTCGGTTGAGAGTGACTTGCCCATTAGTGACAACAACATTGGGATGCGTACGCCCATCTGCTAAAAGCTGAATGGTCTCGCCTTCTAAATGATGAAGACCCCCAAAAGATTTCGTAGTGAGATACCAGCTATCAGCAGGAATGGCATCGTCATTATCAAAGTCCTCGTCAATATCACAAACAGCTATTGTTGGGGATGTCACCGAGACGATTGTGGCACGACCCCCGCCCGCGCGATTCTCGTACTTCTTCCAAATTTCTTTTCCTATGTCGGTCGCAGTATCGGTAAAGACGGCGCCGGAGGCCGTGAATGTTATGGATGCCCCCGTTACATCTCCGGGCGTCATTGTAGTTGTACCACCGGCTACGTCTTTACCATTACTGGTCAAGTGGCTGTCTAAATAAGTGAATAGCCTTTGTTCCTCAAATGTCTCATTTCTGAAATCTTCTTTATCGGTTGTCTCATTATTCTCATTCGTAAAATAGTCTTCTGCGATAAGACCCTCGAAAGGATCTGTGAAAAATTCATTATACCGAACAGTCACCCCATTGATCGTTCTCTCAATCCCTACCCAAACTCTATCGTACCCAGATAGTTGAGGTTCTACTGTAACGGTCAGCACCTTAGCATCCGGTCCCCCGGGTAGCAATCTGAACCAGCCAGAGGGGTCTTCTTTAACTTTGGCAACGGCTCCTAATAACCGGCCATCTTCCGTCACCGCGTAAACAACGTCATCCCGTCCTCGCTGGAAAGCCAGTTGCCTAATCCCGCTTACAGTTAAATGGTTTGTCAAAAATTGTCGGTCGGTGGATCGGTAAGAGTCTTGCAAGATTTCGTATTCAAAAGAACGTAATTTTCGCGAACCCTTCTGCATATAGAAAAGACTAGACCCGTTTGCAACAGGGGCTAAAAGCTGTGCACCATAGGGGCTTATCGGTCTGACACGGACGGCACCGGGAGTAATGGCTTCATTTAACCCGCCGCCGTCCATGGCATTGATACCGCCAGTGGTACCAATCGCTAGGAAAGGCTCTGTACCAGCAATCCAGTTAATGTAAGCAATATCGCCGTGAGCAGATGAAATAGGGAATATAAGCGCGTCATCGTCGGCAGCGGCACCAAGCGTATAATCCTCATAACGGCTAAGCCCTGCACCATCCGGCGCTCGGGTCAAATACATATTGTCGGGGTTATCGATCGTGCCCCCCATAGCCAACCGCCCTTCGTAAAAAGCTACCGCGCGCGGGTATTTACCCACTCCGGTGAAAGGGTCAAGTGTTCGGGCGTACGTTCCTAAAGTCCAACTGGTCGCGCTCACGCGAACAAGCTTGTACGGAGCAATATCATTATGCACGAAATACGCTACGTTGCCTTCGCCAGCCCATTGAAATTTGAAAAGCTGGTCAGCCGTGTAAGGGGAAACGACAGTAAAAACAGACTGCACAGAACCCCCTGACGAATAGGCGGTGAGCACTGTTCCGTCAACCGTGTTCCCGAACAAATCCTCTAACTCAAAATCATTCCCTGCGGGATTGCGGACAGTAAAGAACCGGCCGTTAAGCTCTGTCATCCCAACAATACCCATAATACGAACCTCATCGCCGTCAGAGTAGGTATGACCTACGGCCGTGATGAGGACAGGATCAGCTTGGGTAGCGGCTGAGATGACAAAGGATGTTGTGTTTAGGGTGATGTTCCCGTCTTCGTAAATCCTGAGAAGCCCGGGGGTGAACTCAAGAATGTACGTTTCCGCATCAGAAAACTGAAAAGTCTCTTGACGAACGACTTGGTTCTGGTAAGAAGGGTGGACAAATTTAAGACCCCCTCTGTATTCAAGAGGACCCTGAGCACGTGGTAGCCAGTTAAGACACCGACGCGCACTAGCGCCATACACTTCTGAATCATTACGGCCGTAGAGGTCAGATGAAACTTCCCCACCGGCGAAATTATTTATTAGTTGCTCTGGCATATTAGTTCGGATCAAACAGGAAGTTATGTGGCCCGGCTACTTGGTTTTGTGAAGCGGGGTTAATACCGACCTGTTTTATTTTGCTTAGTTCATAACGTCTTGGCGGCTGTACTTGACCATTAGCCCCGTAAGCCACACGACGAAGATCAGTTATGTATTCGCTAATAAAGGTCAGCATAGAAGGCTTCGAGGTCAATTTCATAGCGACACTCAAAGCTAATTCAGCAGCTAACAGATTAGAGAAATACCCGGGAAACGCAGTCACATCCTCAAAGTCTTGGATAAAGAAAGTATCCAGAGAAGCGGCACCAGCATTATTCATCAGGAGACTCTTACCTTCAATGCGATAATCCCATCGTTGTAGAGGGTAATCCCAATCTTTGATTGCGGTCAATTTCAAATAGTTATTAGGGAAAACATAGTAATCTGAATAGCGTGCGATGGTGGGGGTTCCCCCACGCGGAATAGCTTCACTATGCTGGGCGAAAACCCAATTAGCAGATTCAAGCAATTTGCCCCTTGTAACGTCGTACCAACGGGCAATTAAAATCTCAATTTTTGAAGTGGGCGCCTCTATGTTCTCGATCCCTGATGCGTTCAACAGATCAAGAGCAAGCCTACCGATAGCCACCGAGCTTGTTGGCTTTGCCATTTTATCTCCTCCTTAAAAGAAAAAGAGCGCACGCAAGCATATAGCTGCGTGCGCTCTTTATTCGCACTTCATAAACTGCTCTTATTATCGTCCGATTGTCTCTAGCTCGACGTTAATCGTGCCAGCAGCAGCCACTTCGGATACAAGAGTTAAGCACACCCAATATGAATCATCAGGGATCGCCCCAATAGCGTCGGTCACGATGTCTTGGAAAGATTTCCCTTTCACTTCATCGATACCCAACGCGGCCAGACCGTTCGCAGGAGAGCCGATAGCACTCCCAGCCGAAATGTCTAAGCCATCAGCAAGAGCATCCAAGTCCGCAGCCGTCTCGTCCATCCGATAAAGACCTACGTCAATTTCGGTGGCTCCGGCGATCGCGTCATTTAGGATTCTACAAGCAACGGGAATTTCATGAGCGCCCACTATAAATAGAGCTTTAATGTCGCCCGCGGCGTCCGCAACTTCTGTCTCAAAAATAACAGTCCGAACAGTTGGTTTTACCCCACTGGACTTGTGAGCATCTGTCGCTTCACCGGCTAATACTTTAGGATCAATTTTATCAAATGACATGATTTCCTCCTATTAGTCAGTTGCCTGACTTAGATTAGTCAGTAGTTTGGACTTTTTGGACAAGAACACCCTCGGTACGAACAGCACCCAAGGTCCAGTTTACCTGAACCTGAGTGGTCTGAACCAAGTCAGTACGCTCTTGAACTTTAATCTCAAATTGTTTCGGCATCGCGTAACATAGCGCGCGTGAACTCATCGCGATACAGTCACGTGTACCCCCGGTGACGGTTAATACAGGATTCGTTGCGTTAGCAGCGAATTTAATCAAGCGTATTCCAACCGCTTCCTGAATTGAACCTTTCTCGATAGCGAACTGTCGAGTATAGTCACCCGAAACCAACTCGATTTCGCTCATCAACGCTGTATGCTCATCACCAGCGATGCAAAGAATGAAATCTTCAATCATGTCGTTTCCAACATCATTGTCGATGAAATTCTGAACGATCTCAAGGAGTTTCTCATAAGTGAACCCGGCTGTTGCGTCAACGGTCAAGCCGCCATCCGCAGCAAAGGTCACTGTGGTGTCAAAATCTTCACCCGTAACAACGTCAGCCAACGCGGCTTCGGTACCAATACGGTCATGCACACGGGCCATAGCCATAGCACACGCTTTTTGGTATTCACGTTCGGGGTTCAATAATACTTGGGAAATATCATCTTCATCGATCGGCAACGTCAGAGAAAATCGGCGTCTGCCAATTTTTCGACGTGTGATCTTTAGATCGGAAAAGTTTACGGTGTTAAACCGTCCATTAAGCTCTTGGGCTTCAATGGATCCAACACCATCATACGCATACGCTTTACCGCGTAATTGCTTAACCGGGAAAATTCCAGCTAGGCGGGCTTTCATCTGCTGTGCTTCTTGATGAACGCCGTCTGAGAACTGAATAACTCTTGCTGTCTCGATTTGAGCGGCCATGGTTAGCCTCCTATTAAAAGGTTTACACTAGAGTTGGTACGCTCCCCGGACCACCGGACGTGTTGCCTTTATTCAGGGCGGCTAAACCCTACGGACGTGATTAACGCTCCCCGCTCTTATATCTAAAGTTAACATAACATTTCACGTTATGTCAAGTACATTCCAATTATTTTTTAATCGCTCCTATCTGATCGTACAAGTCTTTGACTTGTTTGTTGATTGCATCGTGCTTAGGATGACGGAAATCTTTGTACGCGGGGTCAGCCATCAACGTGCGCGCTTCTTCCTGCAAAGCCGTCGCATCCGTCGCTGAACCTTTACCCCCGATGTTCAAGTCATCCTCTTTCATATATTTATCAAAGACGTTATTAAGGACTCCGGAGAGCAGCATAAGACTTTTATTATCTAAACTGGCTATCTGGTCTTTGAACGCATCTGGTACGTTTGCTTTCATAATATCATTAGCAATTTTTAACTTCGCATCCTTACCTTCACCGAAATGACCATCAGCTAACTTCTCAAAATCAGCAGCTTGTACTTCGGCAGAAGTAGCCAGCTCATTAGCTTTCGCGAAAAGCGCTCCGTCATAACCTTCGGTCAACATATTAACTTGCCACGGCTGTAGCCCCGCTTTGTGAAATAACTCTTTCATCTCGCCTTGGAAACCTTCATCTCTCCCAAACTTCTTTGAATACTCCGTTTCAGGGAACTGATACGCGTCCACAGATTCCGGTCGGACTTTTTCAGCATAAGCCTGAATTTGCTCAGGAGTAGCATCTAAGCCCGGGATTGCTAAAGGATCTTGCTGCCTTTGCCCGATCAAAGTCTGAGCGCCATCAAAATCAGCAAACAGCTTCTCAAACGAAGTCACTTCCTTCATATAGGGCTTGTCTTTGTACGCATCTGGTATGGATTTCGCGAACTCCGCCGCCGCAGGGTTTGGTGTGGGCTCTGGGGTTGGGTGGTCAATTTTGACCGAGGGGTTAGGCGTAGGCTCAGGCGTAGGCTCAGGCGTAGGGGTTGGCGTTGGAGTTGGAGTTGGTTCTGGTGTTGGTGTTGGTGTTGGTTCTGGCATGGTCTCTCCTATAGTTTAGTATGTTCTATCTTTTTAAGCAATCCCGCCGGTATTCCACGACGGACATCAAGGTACAGCCTTCTACGTGATTCGTTAAAAATCGTCCCCATAGGGTTTATCTCCCTAGCGGTGGGGTCGGCTTCGATCGTTGAACGAGTGAAGAAACAGCTATTCATCATCCAATTAAAAAATATCTGTCCTGCTTCGGTTTCTGCTATTTCTGTTATTGCTCGTCTTATTTGGTCTTTATCTTGTTTACCCGGCTGGTCTGTCACTCATGGCTCCGATCATCATTGACTGCGCTTGTGCGCCTTTCATGCCCGCATCCGCAGCCGCCGCGATTTGCTCTTGCTGAGCAGCGGCTTTGTTGGCTTCGGCTATGCCTTCGCGAATAGCCTTCACAGTATCCATATCGTTTAGTTTGTCTTCACCGATGTTGGTCAAGTCGGCGGCTTGTTTAATAATTTCATCAATGTTCACATTATGCAACCCTTCCGGAAAGGCCTGTCCGGCCCCGATAGCAATATCGAGGAAGGTTGTAAGACCCTGCATTTCCTCAGTCTTCATCACGCGCGCGGCTGGGGAAATGTACTCAATCTCATATATAGGAAGGTCTTTCTCGATCGCGTTCCTTACCGCATCAGGGAAATAGAGAGGTTCAAGACCTTTATCAGCAATTTCTTTCTCTATATCGCTTCCCCGGACAACGCCCATGTGACCCATATCAAATAGGTCATTGAAAGCGCCTTGCAATAGTGGAGTGAACAACTCGTTCATCTGACGCTTGTAAAGGGCTGAATTAGCATCCCCGCGAATCCGGTCACGAATCTGAGCTTCCCCCAAAGTCATGCGGGTTTCGTTATTGAAATCAAGAAGTCGGTCGATCATGAAGGCTTTGGAGATTTCTTCCTGTAAAGTCTTGGCAAGTTCGAGCAAAGGTCTCAAGTCGCCCACATCGTTGATCTGACCGATAGGCGCCTTTTCCCCTAGCCCAGAGGTCTGGAATACGTTCAGAGCGTCAGCCGAAGTATCTACGATGCTCGGGCCGAGCGCGCCATTATCCAGAAGGTAAAGGGGCGGCGAACCAACTTTTTCGGAGTTCTTCATCAGAATCTCCATAATGAGGTTCAAGCGCAGAATAGCCGGCATCGCAAACATAGAGGGCGACCGGCCGTACACTTCCGTCATCGCTTTCGCTATGCGGGAAACGATCAAAGGCGGCTGTAGAAATCCCGATTCTCTCAGGATTTTAGAGGTATCCCACTCGAAATGAATGGAAGAAATAGGCATGGCTTTGTTGCCGAATTGATATTTGGGGTTATCCACCATGCGCGGCTCAACCACTTGCATGACACGGATCTTATCGTGAAACATCCCTTTTAGATATTTGTCCTGATTATCTTTGGAGACGTTTTTGATACCGAAGGTTTCTACGAGTTGCCGGACCGTATAGAAGTCATCGATAAAGGTTGAGACAATACGCCCCTCTTTGTTTTCTTCAACTAAAAAATTCTTCACTGAAACAGGGAAGAATTTGAGGGGTTGCATGAAATCGGTCGTGCGTTTGCGGTGAATACCCGCAATCCCGAAGGCGCCTTGGTCAAACATATATTCCGCCAACGCCGGTACGAGATTAGCTTCCGGTTGATCGAGGAAGCCTGTAAATCGATTGGTGATCTCCTTATAAAAATCTTTGTTCTCTTTCGTGTCAGGAATATGTTTCGGGCGGGCTAAACGTACAGATCGTGCGCCGTTGGGCCATAATTGACCTATCAAAGCAGAAGCCATCGCATTGTTGGCTTGCGGGGCTACGGTCGAATATAATTGTTCGGTTAAAAATTCTCCGGGCATCGGAGTGGAAAGGAAATGCTGTTTTCTGGTGTGGACATATTCTCCACAGAACTCCCAGATATTGTGCCAGTGTTGCTTTATTGCTTCGTTGTCTTTGACCCGCGTCTTGAGAGTCTCGACTCTACTCGGAATCTTAGCTGATTGAACCATAGTTTTATAACCTCAGTAAGAATGATCGGGATAAATTCTCTTGTTGGTTGGAACCAAAACCCTTTGAAGGTGTGTTCGATGCGGCGTACTGTTTTGCGTTCTGACGTTTCTGTGTAGTCTGCGCTTCTACCTTCGCTTCTTCCTTCGCTTTGATCCCGGCTGCCGTTGCATCCCTCGCCGCATTCTCCTCAGCCCTCTTTTTCTTCGCATCACCTATTGGGTTCAGGGAAAACGGATTGCGGATAATATCACCAAAAAATGTGCCTTTCGACATTGGCTACCCCCTATGTAAAATCCATATTAACTTTGGTCGTCGAGGTTTTTGGTTTTCCGCTTATTCGTTGTGCCGTTTGGTATGGGCTCGACTTCTTTGTAACGGTCCGGCTAGACCCCTTCCTCTTTAAGTTATCATATTTCACGATAAATGCAAAGGTTAAAATGAAAGAATCCCAAATGTCCGGAGACATCCCTAACTTGAGTTTTATCTCCGATTTCGGCACCATGAACTTCTTCTTCGTCGGTGACTCCTTATAATCAGGGATCATCGCGCATTCGGTGAAGAAATCGTCCTCATCAGGGATGTTAACATTCCCGTCGTGAATCCAGTCCCGAGCGTTAATATACATCTCAGAACGCTTGTTCAAATACATATCTTTTTCAGTTGGATTCTGATTGAAATAGATACCTTGGATAATACCGCGATGACCCCATGAGTTCAGGAGATCGATCGTGCCGTAGCCTTGGGCATAATCAAAGAACACTTTGACAGGGTTCCAGCGTTTGATTAGCCGGTCAACGACGTTTGCCAATTCAACCGAAGGCTCACCAGTATCCCCGGGCGTATTCTCCATGACTTTGTAAAAGAGAATCTGCCTTCCGCGCCTTGCCGTGATAACTGTCCGGTCATTTGAGCGGGCGCAGTCAACGCCAAAGACGATAGGGGCGTTGTTATCTACGATGTTGCATTTGCGCGCTTCCAAGAGCTTTTGCTTATCTATCAGGGATTCCCCCGAAACAACGAAGGCTTCCGCAGGGTCCATGGGGTATTCTTGCTGAAATTTCCAAACTTTGCCGAGCGTCACGATCTTATTGCGCCGCCAAAGGATCTGCTGGTCATCGAGGTTAAAGAGGTGTTTGAGGTTCTCCTCCTCCGGGGTGCAGGCGAAATTAGGGGTTGTCGGGGTGCGATATTCAAGCTGCCAGTACCAAGGGATGAAGATAAGCTGAAATATCCCCTTGCCGGCCAGAGCGTCCATCGCCTTGCGGTAGAACATATTGCCTATGCCGTTGGCGGTCGATTCCATGATAATCTCTGTGTTTGGGGCTTCTGCGATCGCCTGAAAGAGACCGGTCTCCAATTCATCGGTTTTCTCATAAAACGCGGCTTCGGAACAGTGAAGCTGCTTGATCGTGAACCCACGACCAATATCCTCGTTCCCTGCGGTTCCAACAGTGTATTCTGAAATCAAAGTCTTTTCGGGGTCTTTAGGGTTGGGGAAGGCAAATTTAAGCTGATTCTTGTTGGCGGTGTCGGTGTCGGGCGCGAGCGCCGCGGGCATATTGCTGTGATACCTTTTGACAATATCAAAGAGGGGGCCGGTGGTCTTCGCCTGATGTGACAGGATGAAGGTCGAAGATTCAGGGTTAAAGACTGTGTGCTGGTAAAACCGCGCGGCTGTGTAGGTGGACATCCCTTGTTGGCGCCCTTTTAAGATCAGCGCACGCACAAAACCCATATTCCGCTTCTGTTCTTCCAGCTTTGCGTGAACGTAGAGCTGAGCCTTGTTGAAGATGAAAGGCGCGAGCTCCCCCTCCTTCGTTCTGATCTCAAGGGCGTTTTTAGCGAAGAACGGCAGATTCTCTTTAAGAAGCTTGTACGTCTTCGTTCTCTGGTGGTGTTCCTTGTTCGGTACTTGGCTCATCCTTATCCTCGTAGTAGCAACTCATATCACAATCCTTCATTGGTTTCCCACAATTCTTACAGTAGTCTGGCATAAGATTCTCCTTGCCCCCTCAAGTTAGCAGAACAGGGGCTTGACTGCTATATATCGATGACATCGGCCTCTGATGTATCGAGGGTGTCCAAAAACTCTCCTAGCGTACCTTTAACGGATACGCTCTTAATGTTCTGCTGCGGCTTACCCATAACCCTATCCATGAGTTCTTTGATGGCAGCAGCATCCCCATTTGCCGCCGCGTCCACAAATTGCGCGGCTATAGCTTCGCCCTTGGTCATCCCGAAGTATTTAGGGTCAGACCCCTCATACGGGAAGTTCAGATTAAGGACAGACAGCTCAGCAAGGAGATTAGCAGCGTTTCCTTTGTCAAACTTCGGCTGGGGAATCACAGCGCGCGGAACCCCATCTTCCCAGATAATCTCATAATTCTTCTTCCCTGCCGCGGGATTCACTGGTGCGTTTATTGACTCCTCGGTAGGCGCGTAGGGCTTTAGCGCTTTAGAGGTCGTTGATGTCGGTGGTTTCTTCTGGGTCATCCAACTCTCCTAATTCACCTTCTTTTTTCATATCCTCGCCCAAACCTTCAACTCTGTCCTCAGTCTGCTTGGCAATATGCTTCTCGCTCACATCCTTCTTGGGCGCGGCTGGCGTAGCGGGGCCGGCGGTCTTCGCCGTATTCTTGAAGATTTTGGAATCCTTTTCCTGCAAGTCGGGATTCAGCTTTGCGACCTGAACATCCAATTCCAAATCTTCCCGGTGTATCCCTAGATGCTTCGCGTACCCTTTAGGGTCGTTTGAAGCAAAGTATACCGCTTCCCGCAACTTAAACAGGGAAGGGTAAAGGTTCACCGGCACGCCCAGAGCATTTGTCCGGACTACGCGCTCAAGGTCTTGGCGACCCATGTAGCGGATATTGTTGAGGTCAGCCGAGAATCCGTCTTCGGGCGATAGCGGCGTTATTTCCAGAATATGATACGTTCTGAATATCACGTAGTCATCATAAGCCTGTTTAAGCTTCGGAGACAGAATCTTGTTTTTAATAACGGAAAGCACTTTGTCGGTGGAAGGAACGATACACGTGATCTCATAATTTTTAAGGATACGCTCTTTCCCCATGACCCCTGATTTGGCGATGTACTCGCCGGTAAGCTTAACTTCAAATCCTTTGCCCATTTCACACCTCCTTGTTGGTTTTTATATCGTTAATGAAAGATTACCATTGTTGTATACATTTGTCAAGAGTATCGTTAATTTTTTTTTTTTAATTTTTTCGGATTACATCCAGAGTTATCCAAGTTCCCGATCAAGAAGGCTGGATTACATCCATTTCTATCCAACAGCAGAGTGTCCGAACAAAGAAAGCAAAATAAAGTTTTTATATAGGGAGAGAGAGGTGGTGGACCAGATGCATCGGGGTCGGAAAATGATAGGGGGTGGGGGTCGGGATTCATTCTTGATTCATTGATGCGCGGATGCGGTGATGCATGATAGCATCAATGCATGGATGCGCGGATACAATGTTGCGCGGATGCGCGGTTGATAGCATCAAGCGTCAAGCATAATGGATGTATGCATCATCAGTAAAGCATCAAGCGTCAATCATCAATTCAGTAAAAAAAAACATAACTTTGAGTATATAAAAAGCGCAAATATACCATATATATAATACCTTTTATATTCTAGTTAAGTGATAAAAAGAATATTAGAATACGGATGCATTATTGCATAAGTGTATCAATGCGCGGATGTTATCCCTTGCGGTCATTCATCAATGCTATAATGTAACATTCCGCAAGATTCAACACCTTTAGAATTGTATGTATGAAAACATATTTCATCATCCGTACTAACATGGTCATGGTGATAGTATTCACCCGATTCCGCTTGACTATAATAGTGTATTTGATATAATGAGTACATCAAAAGTCAAGCGGTTCAATCAGTATTTAAGGAAAGGAAAATCAATGCAAGTGGAAATGTTTGAAGCGGTAAAAGAAAAAGAATTTTCACAAGAACTTTTGCAATTCTTTGCGGAAAACAATTTGCAAAGTGTTTTATCCGCGCTAAAGAATAGCAAAGGTTCAAACAATTTTTTTGCTTTATCAGTGGAAGATAAAACAAAAATATCATACTTGCGCGGTGATAGGATTCCAGAAAATCGCGGTATGCTTTATGATTCGGAATACAGAAAAAAATATGCCTATCATACCAGAATAGGAAAAATTATCAGTGGCATGGAATATGATGCGGATGAATATAGGCGCGTATGTGAATTGTTATTCTTGCGCGGTAAAAAGTACAATATACAATTCACAAAAAATATCCGCGCTTCATACCATGAGGAAAATTATGCGGATTCAAGCGGTGACTTGGGCAATTCATGTATGCGCCATGATTCAAGTCAAGACGCGATAGGATTCTATAATAGTCTTGGCGCGGATGTTGTATCACTTGCGGTCATTCGTGATTGTGGCGGTGCAATTTTGGCGCGTGGTCTATTTTGGAAAGCTGTACGGATCAAGACGGATGATGTATCGCGCTATGATAATCAGGCATTCAAGTACACTGAATATCTTGATAGGGTCTATGCGGTTGATTCTAATGTTGCATCCGCGCTGTATCAATGGGCGGAAAGCAAAAACATTCCGCATTATAAAAACAATTCATTTGAAAAATTAGTCAAGATTCCATATTCCGCGCAAGATACGGATGCGCCTATGCCGTACTTTGACACTTTCCGCTATTGTGATGAAGCCTTGAAAGGTCTTTCATCTTTTGGCGGTGATGTTTGCCTTGATAGTACGGAATATGATTCGGTTGATGAATTGACTTCTGGAAGGTATTCATGCGCGGATTGTGGCGCAAGGATGCATGAAGATGATTCAAATTATGTTGATGATGTTGGGTCTTGTTGTGATGAATGCGCGGTATATAGTGAAGCGTATGAAAATTGTATCATGCGCGGTGATGCGGTGTATTCGGAAAATCTTAATTCATGGATAAATAAAGGTGATGATAATTATATTTATTGTGAAGGTGCGGAAGATTATTTTCATTGTGATGATTGTACTTATGATGATTATGCGGAAGAATATATTCCGTCATGTGATGCGGTTCAATTAGAAAATGGCGATTATACGCATCAAGATAATGCGGTTGATTATGAAGGTGAAAATTATTTGATAGATGAATGTACTCAAAATGAAAATGGAACTTGGATTCCAGAAGGGATTGAAGATGAAAGCATTGTATAAAGACTATGCGGATGTTTGGCATTGTCACAACAGAAGCGGTCACTTGAAAAACATCAAGCGCATTGTCAAGATGCGCCTTGATACTTTGCAAGTGGAATATCATTCGGACAATTTTGGAAATATAATTGTCGGCAATTTTGAAAAATCGAAGCCTTGCATAGTGGCGCATCTTGATTCGGTGCATAGCAAGGCATCAAAGACAATTTATTTTGATGGAAATAGGTTGTCAAGTGACAATGGCATAGGCGCGGATGATAAATGCGGAATAATATCCGCGCTTGAATGCCTAAAAGATTGTGATGTGAATGCGGTCTTTACCATTGATGAAGAAATAGGCTGTATCGGTGCGGATAAAATCAACAAGGATATTTTCAAAAATACTTGTTATTTTATTGAAGTTGATAGGCGCGGATGTGATGAAGTGATAAATAACTTATGCTATCCGTCATCAACAGGCGCGGTCATGGATGAAGCCTTGAAGCCTTTCATGGATTCATTCGGATTGAAATTCGGTGACGGAACTTTCACCGACTTGTCAGAAATTATACCAGAAGTGAAAATCGGTGGCATCAATCTATGCGCTGGATATTATGAAGCGCACACATCAAAGGAATATGTTATCTTGTCGGAATTGTATAAGTCAATCTGTTTTTGCAAGGCTGTATTCAAAGGGATTCGGGATGCATTCCCGATTGAAGTTGATGAAGATTATGGATTCGGGTCTTTTGGCGGTGTATCGCAAGGCGCGTCATTCCTAGTGGATGATATACAGGAAGCGGATTCAATCGGTGACTTATTCAATGTGATGCTTGACTTGTACGGACAAGATTCATTGATGTTTGAAGGGTTGAAAAAAGCCTATGAAATAGGCATGGATGAAGGTCAAGGCATTGATGATGCGATAAAGCCTATTGACTATGATGCGCGGTCTTTCCGCGCTTCATTCGATAGAAAATAAGTGAAGGCAAATCGATCAAATTGAAAACAAGAAAGGAAAAATTGAAATGGCATCTGTAAACGAGAAGAATTATTTTGAGTTCAAAAAGTTGTTTGTGACCGCCCAGACCGACGGCAAACTGACCTTTGAATTTGAAGGGCAACAAATCCTGACCGCGTATGCAAAATATGTGGTGCAATTTGTGGATAGAAAAAAAGTTGAAAAACAGAAGGCGCATCTTAACTAATGGATACATTGAAGCCAAAATTATGGTCGGATAGATGCAAACCGCATACGGATTTTTTCACAGCGCGGAGAAATTTTATCACAAAAAAATGGCATGACCGCAAAGCGCGTCACATGGCGCAATCCAATAGGGGATTATCGGGGGATGCTTTGCGGTTGTGCTTACCAAAGGGGGAAAAATGTTTACACTAAAAAAGCGGTATGACCGCATCATTTCCGCGCTTGAAAATTGGGCTGAAACATGGCAAGGCGAAGATGAAGAAAATCCTATCGGGCTGTACCGCCTAATAGAGAAGATGAAAAAATGTGAACCACTAACAAAGCATTATCAAAGGCTGTTATATTTTCACTTATGGCAAAGCCGATACGATATTGCGTGAAAGGAAATTATGACAAATGAAAATGCAAATGTTTTAGTGAATCAAATCATGGATAACATATTGATTGATGAGAATTTGTGCATCATCCGCGAAGCATTGACCGCGTATTTCGATAAGGAATACAAACCAAAACCGCCCATGATTGTGGGTGATGCTGTTATGGATGTGCAAGTGCAAAGGATGTACCGCTTTGAAACTGACCGACCACTAAAGGCATTCGTTGATATTATTATCAATGATGTGCTTTTGATTAAAGGTGTACGCGTCATGAGTGGCAAAAACGGATTGTTTGTGTCAATGCCACGTGAACAAAGCAAAGACCAAAAATGGTATGACACAATTAGGTGTCTTACTCAAGAAGTACGCGACCAAATCACAGAAGTTGTTTTGACTTGCTACAAGGAAGCATAAACCAAAACCAAACAAGGAGAAGAAAATGAAAAAATCAGCACCGAAGAAGGAAGTAAAAAATGCAGTTCAGTATTGTATCGACGGCATACACGTTGAGGATGTACTGCCACAATTAAAGAAGGTTGACATTATAGGTTGCCGTATTCGATTCGGTATGCCTATCCGTAGGCAAAGAGTTGTTGTGCCGGTGAGGATGCGCAAATGTGGTGTGCAAACACTATCGGAAATCAAATCAGGACTGGAAGCGGAAATTGTTTTGGATGCGACTTCCCCTTCCTTAATACGCAAGGCGGTCAAGCAAGTGGCAAAATTCATTGATACTGACCCTGCCAAAGCGTCTTTCCGGTACTTAACTATTGGAAATGGATGCGGAAGTGCCAAGTTTGGCGCGACCACGAAGGAAATGAAGCCACAGAAGGACAATGACGCGCTTGATCTTCGCAAGAAGGCTAAAGTGCTAGGGCTAATGGAAGGGCAAGGTAAGGTAAACACCCTTTGTTCCAGAATAGGCGCGGAGAAATTCCGTTGCGATATTCAAACCATTACGGAAAGGAAAATTGTCTTATGTCGAAAAGTGTAAAGGTTATTGTTACGTTATCAGAACAAGACCTTTGCGATATGCAAGACGATAGGGTTTTCGAGTGGAAGTGGAAGGATGAAAATGGAAACCCTGTCGATCTTGTTATTGGCAAAGGTGTAAGTTGTATGCTGTGCGGGGAAGAATTTATCCCCGACGGCATACAAAATGAATGTACGGAATGTTTAGGAAAGGTGGTGTAAAAATGGAAGTGCAAGAAATCAAATGTGATTATTGTAATTACTTCAAGGCAACAACAAAGGACTACCGCGCTGACGGCAAACATTTATCTTGCCGTTGGTGTGCCGGTCTCAATGATGTGACGATTTACCAGATTCAAAGAGACCGCCTTAATCCTATTACGTTTTATGATTCTCTTGATTTTGAGAACATGGGCGCGGATGCGCTGATAGAATTAAGGGATTATTATTTTGATATAATCTTTGGGCAAATCGAAGATGACGACCCTCTCACGAAAATTCTGGAAGTGGAGAGGGCTTTAACCTTAAAGGAGACAAGCTGATGAAAGAAGCAATCCAGAAGGAAATCCTAGCGATACTTGATAATGAAATCGAGGTGGAAATCAGTGCTATGGGTGAGGACTACCCAGTTGCGCTGATCGCGCGCGAGGTTTTGCTTGATGTTAGAAATGGTGTTATAGATTCTACGCTCGACGACAAATAGCCTAGAAAAAATTTATTTGACAAAACAAAGTATTAGCAGTATATTGCTAACACTAAAAGGGGAGTTTGGAATATGATTAAATATGAAGGTAAGACCTACCTAAACACTGAGGAAGCGTCACAATTCTTAGGCAAGAATACCGCGTCTTTCAGGCAATTCTACTACAGATCAAAATTACCAAAACGAAAATTAGGCGGACGGCTCTATTTTGCTCAGCAAGACCTTGATGGTCTTTTTGCTAAAAAGGGCTTTGCTCATTTTGAACCTTCCGGCTTAGGGTATGACGACGTTTATACTATTGAGCAGTTGCTTAATATATTCATGACCACAAAACAACACGTTTATCATCTTCTAGCACGAAGTAAAGTCAGACGCTACAAAGATAACGTGAACAAGACACTATACAACAAACAAGACATAGACCTACACCTAAATAAAATGAGTTCTAACAAGGAAGTGGATGACCTCTAAAACAACACAAGATGCGCAAGTTTTAGCCCTCTACATCAAAGCCGGTATAATGTTGACCCCATGCATCGGGAACACAACATTACCGGCTAAGAAGGGCTTCCAGAACACACCTTACGACCCTTCTTTTAGACCCGCGACCGCGAATTATCAGGCGATACTATCCCACAGGATTATGGTAATTGATGTTGACCGCAGGGCATTCAAGCCGGGCGATAAACCTTTAAGCCGATTGTTCAAAGACCTTCAAATCGACGGCAAAACGCTGATGAGCAATACCTTTGTTGTTGCTACACCTTCAAAGGGCTATCATATTTATTTCTCGAAGCCTGAGAATATGAAAGTTAAGCAACACCTAAAGGACTATCCCGGGCTTGAATTTAAGGATCGATGGATAATGGCCGCAGGGTCTTATCGTATCATGCCGAAGAAACCCGAAGGCGCGTACTCTATTCATAATGGTACGCCCGCGAACTTAGCACCGATTCCAAATGTCCTTCTTGCCCTGCTTATTAGGGAAGACCGCGTTGATATTGTTAAGGAAGGGCTGGTAAGCAACCACGCTTCAAATATCAAAGCATTCATACAGTTTTGCCAGACGACCGAACCGGCTATCGAAAACCAAAATGGTGATTCGCGGACGTATAACGTCGCTTGTGTCGGCAAAGGCAAGGGGTTATCGCGGGATAAAACTCTCGAAATAATGCTCCAACACTTTAATCCGCGCTGTGTTCCTCAGTGGGATGTTGTTGATATGACCCAAAAGGTTGAAAATTCCTATGCTTTTGGGCATCTACCTTTGGGCGCGGTGGGTGTTGAAGCGGATTTTGACGAACCGCCACAGAACGAACCGACCGAAAAGATCGGAAGATGGGATAAGTTTAAGAACGGCTCTTACAAGATCACGCGCAATAATTTAAGCAACATTCTATTTAAGATACCCGCGGCACCTTGCCGGAATCTTTTTCAATTCAATGATTTTTCTCATACTATCGAGTTGACCAAGAGACCTCTTTGGCGCAAAGAAGGGGCGACGTGGGATGATTCTGATGCGATTCAATTAGCGCAGTACATATCAGATAACCACGCTTTTGAAGCGAACATAAATATGATTCACGAAACTGTTCACGCGGAGAGCAAGCGCAAAAGCTATCACCCTGTCAAAGATTACCTCAATTCCATAACTTTTGATACGCAGAATCCTATCTTGAATAATTGGCTATCGGTATATTGTGGCGCGCCTGACACACGCTACACGCGGTTTGTTGGTAGAAAAATGTTGATCGCGGCGGTTGCAAGGATATTTAACCCCGGCATTAAGTTTGACCACGTGCCTGTATTAGAGGGAAAGCAAGGCATAGGTAAATCGCTATTGTGTGCCACGTTATCATCACCATGGTTCTCTGACGCGCATTTTGACGTTAGGGATAAGGATTCTATCGCGCTATTGCAAGGGCATTGGATTATTGAGTTGGCTGAAATGAGTGTCTTGACCAAATCAGCCGTTGAAAATTTGAAAGCATTCATCACGCGCCAAGTGGACAAGATGCGACCGGCATACGGCAGGACTGTTCAATCTTTTCCGCGCCAATGTATTTTTATTGGCACGATCAATCCGGAAAATCAGGGATACCTTAGAGACCCTACGGGCAACAGAAGATTTTGGCCTGTGCCAATAGAAACTGTTGACGTGCTAAAACTCCGTGATGACCGAGATCAACTTTGGGCGGAAGCCTACTACTATTACAAACGCGGGGAAGATATTCACGTACCTGATAGAGAAACTCAGCTGCTTATCGAGCGCGAGATTATCAAAAGGCAGCAAGAAGATCCGTGGTTTGAGGTTGTTGAGCAATTTATTGATAACAACTACTCCGATTATATCGAAGGTGATGCGTGTGTCATACTACCGAGCGAATTGTATGTAAATGCTCTCGAGGGCAAGAGTGCGAAGATTACGAGCTACGAAGCATCCAGAATTTCCAACATATTGGTGAGGTTGGGCTTCGAGAGGTTAATTGACATCAGAAACAAGAGAACGAGCAAATATACTAAACCGGTAGAGCAATTCTTATGAAATTGACCATTGAATTTCCAGTACACAAAGACGAAGTTAAGGACATCAATTTTGATGTGTGCAAGGCTATTGATGATATTCGCCATAAGAGAACGAGAAACACTAAAGACAAAAACCTTAGAATTATCGCGATTACAATAGAACAAAAATAAGACAAGACGATGCTAAAGCCAAGACAATATCAAAAAGAAGGAATCGAGTTCCTGTCAAACAAGAGGTATGCCCTGTTAGCTGATGACCCGGGAATCGGGAAGTCTATGCAGGCCATTCTTGCCTGTGGTGAGATCAAGGCAAAGAAAATCCTTGTCATCTGCCCTGCCCAAGTTAAATACAACTGGAAAAAGGAATTTGATAAATGGACGCCAAAGAAATACTCTATTGGCATCATTGATAAATCGACTCAGCCTGTGCCAAAGACTCAGGTAGTTATTGTTAACTACGATTTGGTCATCAGAAAGGCGCTTCACGATAAATTGTCGGCTATGGTGTTCGATGTCATCATCAATGATGAGAGCCACCGGCTTAAAAACCCACAAGCCAACAGGACAAAGAAGGTTTTGGGCAAGTTTGGTTTGATAAGAAGGTGCAGAAGGATGTGGTTCTTGACCGGAACACCAGTTACAAACCGCCCTATCGACCTTTACCCTCTCGTTGCCCGGTGTATGAATGGAGAATTTAAGCCTTATGACAAGTATCTTACCTTCGCGTATCGCTACTGTGGGGCTTATCAGGGGCGATTTGGCTTGGTCACAACAGGCGCGACCCACCTGAAAGAGTTAGGGGAGAAAATAGGTGACTTCTTATTGCGCCGTACAAAGGGCGAGGTGTTGAAGGAATTGCCCAAGCGCATCATCACCCATATTGAGTTTGATTGCACCCCTGCTGTGAGAAGGCTGATTGAATTAGAGGAAGAAGAAACGGTATCATTGGCTGGTGATCGAGACCCCGAGCACTTTAAGATGGGTGAAATCTCAAGAATCAGGCGGGCAGTCGCAAAACATAAGCTGAAAGACGCGGCTGGTTTTATCGAGGATAGACTTGAAGAAGATAAGGTCGTGGTGTTCTTCTATCACAAAGAGGTGCGCCGATACCTTCAAGACAAGTTTAAGAAGTACGACCCATTGGTAATCGATGGCTCGGTCCCAGCCAAAAAGAGAACAGAGATCGTTGAAAAGTTTATGACTGACCCTAAGCATCGGGTATTCTTAGGGCAAATGGAAGCAGCCGGTGAGGGAATCGACGGACTACAACACGCATCTTCAACTTGCATATTCGTTGAACCCTCTTGGTTGCCTAAAGACATGGATCAATGTATCAGTCGTCTTGAACGTATGGGGCAAACAAAGCCGGTTAACGCGTATATTCTGACGATTCGCGACACCATTGAATCAAAGATGATGAAGCTGTTGGAATGGAAATTGCAGAACATAAACATAATACTAAACGATAACAAAACACTAAAAACCACAAAACAGGAGACAGAAATGCCAAAGAAAAAGTATTTAGAGGAAAAAGTTGATGAGTTAATCGAGAAGGTCGAAGCTTTAATAGCCATCTGCGAAGAACAGATCGCTCATCCGGTGCAAACCATTGACCCCGCTGCAATCGGTGGCGATCGTACTACGGAAGCGCCTGAGCCCGAAGCTGACCCTGAGCCAGAGGAAACGGAAGCCGGCATATCTATCGGTGACGTTAGGAAATTAGCGGCAGCTATCACCAAAGCCGACGGTGTGAATGGCAAGAATGCTTGTGTCAAGATCATCGAGGGTGTTGGTGGTGCAGGAAAGAAACTCGCTGACTTAACACCAGCCGAGCTTCAAGCCGTTGCAGAACAGTTTGAGGAGGTGCTCAGTGCCTAAAGCACCCTTGGAACACTCAATCCTCGGTGCTTCAAGCTGTGAGCGGTGGTGGAATTGCCCCGG